AAAGGAGTGGCATTCTTATTGGTGGCCGACACGCTAACTCGCGCCGGAATCGCCTTTCGAATTATTCCCTTCAGCGCCGCGTCAGCCAGGATTGTGGCGTCGCGAACCTTCTCGAACGGCTCGGAAAGGGCCACTTCCACCTGTCCCGACACCATCGCCAACATGGTGGCCATTGCGTCGATGGGCTGATGTATGCGCGGGTCACCGGCTTGATAGAGTGGCGCGATAGCGGGATAGTTGTTGATCGTATCCCTGGCCGCCTGATGGGGAATGAGATAAATGATACAGAATCTGTGAGATAAATACGGGATAAACCGGGATAAGGAAGGATAAAACGGGACGAAAGTGAAAAACATTTTCATGTAGTGCAAATAAAAATGGGGCCAAAAAATTGGCCTTTTTTATTTGGCTGAACGACGCAAATGTTCCTCGCCGATTTTGAGCAGCTCTTGTTCGGCTTCTTTCTGTAGTGTTCCATCAGAGGAAAACGGTAGGTACGGACGAGAGGGTAACGTAACATTGAGTCCACGACCCGCTTGCCCTCCTAACTGTTGAATTCTAGCGTAAGGTCGCGCCGCACCGGTCATCGCGTAGTCATCACCGTGCTGTGAGTGTACCGATGCCGCGAGTCTCCCGGAGTCCTGTAGGATTTTCATCGTCTGCTTAGTGCGTTCTGCGGACTTACGCATGCTTCCGTCCTTGCGGTAGGCTTTGCCTCCTCCCAGGCGTGCCCGTATTGTAGTATCGGACAATGTCGTCCACTTCGGTCGCCCTTCAGCGGCGAAGTTATCCTCGGTCTGTTCTTCCAATGCTGCGGCCATATCCTTCATGGTCAAGCGCGGACGTTTAGCAAACCGAACAATCCCTTCGAGGGTACGTTTAAATTGCTCGTCGCCGACGATCAGCGCCTTGAACATCTCACTCATTGCTTCAGTTCCTTGCGATATTGTTTGACCAAGTCAGGGTCGTAGCGATTTAGATCGGGCTGCCAACTTGCTCCTGGCGCGTGGCTCCAGCCCGGATCAGTTGTAACATATTTGTCTGACCCCACTTGGAAGCGCGCCACCTTAACAGTGCCTGCATCGGGGTTGGTACGTGACAAGGGAACTTCCACCCAGTCCAGTTTACCCTGGCTCGATGTGAGAGGTATCTGGTTCTTGCCATCACCCACCTGATCATTTCTTCTTGTGCGCATACGACACCGACAGCGGTAACCACAAGGTGGATAAAATGCCGCGCAAAAAGGATCGTCGTAGCGAAATACGCGTCCGTTCAACTCCCGATGCGCCAGTCTGGTACGGCTATCCATGATAGCCACATACTCCCAGTACGGGCGTTCCTCCACATTTTCCAGTTGGCGCGCACGACGGCCCGCCATAAAAGAGGTTTGCAGGTTTACATCGTAAATCAGCTTTAGCCGCCATGGGCTACCGTATTGCACCGGTTTATTAGTACCGGGATAGGCCTTGAGAATCTCGCCGGTACCGGGGTCTATCGCTTGACCCCACCAGCCTTTGGCTTGTAGCTTTGGAGTGAGTATTTTTTTAAATTCGCTGAACCCGATGCCGTCATCCCGCGCGCGCTGCATCTCGTTGCGAATGTCTTGTAACACATCCAGGCGGGCGCAGTTGGTCACGGTAAAAACCTTGCTATGGATTTCGCCCAGCAGGTCATACCAGTTCTCGCTTACTTGCAGCCCTTTCTGTTTGAAATAGGCCACCGCTTCGGTTGGTGCCAGGGTCATGGCGTAGAGTAGATCAATCTTCTCCATGTGCATATCCCCATAGTTCGGCAACGAACATGGCGCGCGTCAGCGCCTCTTGCAGCTTGGCGGTGTCCAGCTTGGGGAACAGTGCGGCCAGTTTCCCCATCGCGTCTGCATAATCGGCTGACTCGTCGATAAGGTTAATGAGCGGTGCCAGTATTGCTGCGGATTGTTGCTGCAGGACATCGCCTTCCAGACCCGCCAGCGCGGCATCAAGCGCACCCTGATCAGGGAATGCAGCATCATTGCCTTCGGCAAACTCCGGGGTGGCGAGTGGCGTGGGTGGTGGTGTCGCGATGCTATCTACTATGTCGCCATCCCGCAAATTATACGCTCGCTTGAAATAGGCGGGCGTAAATCTGACGCCGGCATCGGTCAGTGTTTTATCGCGTTCCGCCAGTACCTTGTCGACCTCTTCCTGCTCCCACATTGAGAAAGTCGGGCAGGCGTTGTCATTGAAGTTGAGATCCCATATCCAGCGAATCAGCTGATTAAAGGTAGCGCTAACCAGTTGCGAATCAGCGTCGCGAATATCGTGGGTTACCTCCAGACCTGCTAGTGCCGATGCCTTGTTAGAACTGGCTTCTGAGGATTGGTTTTGACCGAGCAGTGCGTAGTTCACCTCTGAACGGCAGAACATCAGTAACTTTTCGTAGACGTCGGCGCTGCCTCCCTTGCTGGACGATTCAACGATGTCGACGCTGGCATCGTCAGGGATCACCGCCACAGCGTCCTGAACCATATCCATCAAACGATCAAGTAGCTCGTCGGTTTCCGACACGGGTGTGTTGCGTGGGTGCTTGCCAACGACCCACGGACTTGCGTATTTTTCAGTGAAGGTAACCCAGAATTTCAGACCACCCTTTTTAAAGGTGGTCGGCCAAAAGCACATACTGAGATCAGGGAAGCCATAGGGGTTCTCATAGGTCGCGTCCTGACGTGGCAGCAAAAACTTACGATCCTCTAACGTCTCACCATATATCGGATTCTCCCGAGTACGCAGCCGCAACTGGTTTTCAGTGTCAAACAAAAACCATTCAGCCGGTTTGCCGATGATGTCGACCGGTAAAATGTATGGCCCAACCTTACCCCAGATAATCTCCAGCGGCTGATAGCCGTATAGCGTAGCGTCGAGGATTTCAGACAGCATCCGATTCATATCAAAATCAGCGAACAAGTCTACAATGACCTTAGCCGACCTGGATTTTGCCTGCATTTTATCTATACCCCACTCCAGCGCCTTGACTGCGCCTTTGCGTCGACGAATGTTACCACCCACTGACGCTTCAGTGCGCATATCGCGGTATACAGTGATGTCCTTACCGATGGCTTTTAAAATCGGGTCTGGGTTGGGCAGCATCATGCCCATTGCGTAGAAGTAGTAGGGTGATCGCGCGCGCGTTGCGATATCCGTTGAAAGCGAAGACGGCACTCTGCCCCCGCTATTTTCTCCGAACCGGGCGAATTCAGTAGGACTGATGTACAGTCCATTTGCTTTACTCATGCGATATACCCTTTGGTCAGTGCTTGTGCGGCACGTCGGCGGCGCGATTTAGCGGTTACCGGCCCCTTGTTGATTTCGCGGCTGGCGAAATAGGCCAGCGCCACCGCTACAGCCGCGTCGCCGTGGCGTTTGCCCTTATCTTCGCCGGTGGTGCGTTTGTCCGGGATACGCGGCACGCCCTTGATGACTTCAACAGCGCGCATGTCGGCCAGCACGTCGGCGTCACGCGGCAGATCGGTAAGCGTGCCGTCTTCCAGCGCGGCTTTCACGGGCGGCATGTGCTCGCGGTACCAGGATTCGGTCAGCATGACCTGTTGAATGCGGGACGCGCCATATCTTTGCATCGCATACTCGGCCAGGAATTGGCCGTTGCCGCGCGCATCGAAGGCTGCACCGGTAAAACGTGGCAGGCGGTCGAGCAGGTAGAAGGCGATTTGCTCCTGTTGGCGGAAAGGCACATTGCGCAGCTCGACCATAAACGGCACCCGGCGCACCAGGTTCTGTGTCTGGATTAACGGCACATGGACGGTCAGATCGCCGCTACGACCAAAGTCCTCGCCGTTGAATGATATGGCGTCATGCGGCAGCGCTTTTAGCAATGGAGCCATACCCGCATCAAGCCAGTCGCGCGCTTCAGCAACGCGGATATGGTCGGGGAGCAGCTCGAAGCCGGGCGCGCACTCCCAGCGCAATACCGGCGTGTCGGGTGACATGCGCGATTCGATCAAGGCGCGGGAAAGCCAGGTGCCGCCTGAATTGGCCGGTATACAGTCCAGCTCCTCTTCCGCGCCGTCGCCATAGAAGGCATAGACACCAGCCATCCAGGCGGCTTCATCTTCGGCCGACCATGTTTTACCCAGACGCAGACACACGCGCTGATACGCAGCAGTACATCCAGCACGGACAGGACTTTTGTGGCGCTCTTGGTGTCTTTGGTGACCATCATTACTCCTCATCAAACGGCAGCTCCGGCTGCCGGAATTTTTCAACATTTCCCCGGTGCCAAGCCATGCGCTCCAGGGCGGTTTGTACAGCGGACAGGGTTGCCTGGGCATCGGTCTGTTCCGCGTAGAATTTCATCAACGCGCCTATCGCGTCATGGGTGGCTGCTTGCAGTGCCTGAATATCGTCGGGTTCACCCTTGCGGCCCTTGGGAATGTTGATCACCAGTTTGCCTTCGCTCACTACCAGCCAGCGGCTGACGAAGTCGATACCGCAGGCATGCTCGAACGGTTTAATCTTGCGTAGCGGCAAATCCGCGTTCTGCATCCATTTGTACAGCGTCCACTTGTTGACCTCGCCCATCAGCCCGGCGACGCTGTCCACCGAGCGGTTGTGTTTTTCCTTGGCATATTCCAGGCACAGATCCATCGCATCGCGTAAATCGCGCGGTTGCACCTGTTTCCAATTTCGTTTCGCCATTGGGGATAGCCCTCCTCGACCGCTTCCAAACAAAAACCCGCTTTGCATCTATCGCAATAGTGTTTTAACCTGTGAAAATAGCCCCGCATTCATTCAATACGGGAGACGATTTATGAGTACAAACGAGCAGCTCGCAATAATAGCCGAGCA